AGGGGTTTGTAAGCTGGGATGTTTATGTCGATAGGCTGTTCTGTGAGAAGGACAACTTAAGTGTGCTTTGTAAGCCCTGCCATGCTGAGAAGACCGCAGCAGAGAAGAAACTAAGGAAGAAGAAATGATATTTAACCTATTGACAGCAGTTCTGATTGTATTGAAACTACTGGGACTAATTACAATTGGCTGGTTTATAGTGTTTCTTCCATCAATAGCTTTCTTATTGCTATTTTGTGTTCTTGTCATTGCGGGGTTTTAAATGAAGGTATCAACAGTGTGGGCAACACCAGAGGGAGAGAAGCTAGTAGCTTATATGGCCCGTGTTTCTAACCCAGCTAATCAAAATAATGAAGCAACAGCTCCAAAGCTTATTCAATACTTGATTAAGAATAACCATTGGAGCCCTTTTGAGTGTGTTAACATCTGCATGGAGATTGAGACAACCCGAGACATTGCCCGTCAGATTCTCCGCCATCGAAGCTTTAGCTTTCAAGAGTTTTCGCAGCGTTATGCGGAAGTTCCTTCTGACGGCTTTGAATATGGGGAGGCTCGGCTACAAGACAGTAAGAACCGGCAGAACAGCCTTGAAAGCGACGACGAGTATTTGAAGAACTGGTGGGTTGGTATGCAACATCGTGCTGCGGCAGATGCTGAATACATCTACCAAGAAGCTTTGAAGAAGGGGATTGCTAAAGAGGTTGCTCGTAAGGTGCTGCCAGAAGGGCTTACGAAGAGCCGAATGTTTATGAATGGAACACTTCGGAGCTGGCTTCACTATGTAGCCATCCGCTACGAACCAGCAACTCAGAAGGAGCACCGAGAGGTTGCTTTGTTGTGTAAGGCAGAAATTGCTAAGGCATTCCCTAGTATTGTTGGAAGCTTTTAATAACTGACAAGGTGAACTAACAAGGATTCCTCGTTAGTTCGTTTTGTCTAAGGAAGGAAATTATGCGAATTGAAACAATTGAAAACATCCTAGACGAGTTCGACTTCCATCGAGTGCAGCAAGTAATGATTGCTTTGAACTGGCAGTGGGTCACTGCTGTGGATGGCGTTCCTTATGTCGGAGAGCTGCGCAGGCAGGCTCGTGGGCTGCTTGAAGAAGTGTATAATAAACCAGCGTCTCCTTTCTTCATGATGGGCACAGGAGGTTTTGAAGCAACCCGCACAATGGAAACCGGCGACTTGAATAAATATCTCTCTCTTAAATTTGTTGTAGAAGAAGGAAATAACCATGAATGAATTCAAAGAAACCTACGGATTTCAATACTCTGACGGTGAAGATCGACACATCTCTGTGGGCTTCTCTCCCGGAGATACGTGGCCGGAGGTGCTTGAGCAGTTTGTCTCTTTTATGAGCAATGTGTATGGGTATGATATTCGTGAGCGGGTTGCTGTTGCTGAGAGCCGCTTTGGTGTTGACCGAGAGAAGTGGACAGGTCCTGTGTTTAACCCTGAGGACTACCTATGAGTTATTTATCACGTGTCTTTCTAAACAAGAAGGTTGGGATGGCTGCTTTGCAGGCAGAGTTCAGCCCTTCTGTAACCTATGTTGACAGTTCTTTTGTTCTTAGCGACTGTGGTAAGCAGGTGACTATTGATCTGAGTAGCCATTCTATTAAGGGTTACACTGAACGACAGGTCAAGCTCCGTGGTATTATCCATGAGCTGACTAAGTTAGAGGATCAGATGTCTGAGTATCGAGCATCTGGTGAATTTAAGAAAGCTTTTAAATGAAGATATTAGTTATTCCTGACACACAGTGCAAACCAAATATTCCAATGGAGCACCTTACGTGGGCTGGACAAGCAATTGTTGATTACAGGCCGGATGTTGTAGTCCATATTGGAGATCATTGGGATTTCCCGAGCCTTAGCAGCCACGATAAAGCTGGAAGTAAATACTTTGAAGGTAAGCGATATTTGGCAGATGTGGAGGCAGGCAACAAAGGCATGGAACTTCTTCTAGCACCGTTGAAAGCTGCCCAGAAAATACAGAAGGAAAACAAACATAAGGTTTTCAAGCCTCGTTTAGTTTTCTTATTCGGTAATCATGAAAGCAGACTTACGCGGGCTGTCCAAGGCAACCCTATGCTGGAGGGGCTTATGACCTTTGATCATTTGGATTTAAAAGACTGGGAAGTGCATGGATTCTTAAAGCCTGTTTTTATTAGTGGTATTGGTTTTAGTCATTATTTCCCGAGCGGCGCTATGGGGCGACCCACAGGTTCAGCCCAGCAGTTAATCACCAAGTTACACCAATCTGTTGTTTGTGGGCATCAGCAAGGTCGGCAGGTAGCTTATGGGAAAAGGGCTGATGGCAAATCGATTACGGCTATTATCGCCGGTAGTTACTACCAACACGATGAGGACTATTTAGACCAGCTCAGTAACAAACACTGGAGAGGCTTGGTGGTTTTAAATGAAGTTAAAGACGGCACTTCGGATGAAATGTTTCTTAGTCTTGAATACCTGAAAGGAAAATATGGCCAACGACTTACCCCTACAGCGAATCTCTGAGTTGCTCCGGTACGAAGAAGAGACGGGAAACCTACTTTGGAAAATAAGCAGAGGCGCTGCAAAAATGGGCACGGTGGCGGGCTTCTTAAGCCGAGGCGGCTACATTCAAGTTCGCATAGACTATACTCTCTACTACGCGCACCGCATAATTTACGCCTTAGCTCATTCACAAAGCTCTCTTACGGTCATAGATCACATTGATGGGAATCCAAGAAATAATAGATTGTTAAATTTACGGGAAGTGTCGCAAGGTGTTAATTTGCAAAACAACAAAGTACGAGGGACGTATGCAAGAGGGGTACGTTGGCGGGCGAAGATAGAAACAAACTATAAACAAAAACATCTGGGTTGCTTTGACACCGAAGCAGAAGCCCACGCAGCCTACTTAGCTGCAAAGAAAATATATCATCCAGAAGCAAAAAGGAATTAAATATGGCACAGAATTGTAACAACTGTTTCTACGAAGCACTTCCTTGGAACGAAGGCCCCTGCTTTCATTGTGATGCTGGAGGCTCTAAGTGGGTGGCGGTAGACTTCCTGAAGGATGTTCCAGATGACACCTCTAGCATGGAAGGAGAGAAGGTCATGGAACAGATGCTTCAACAGCTTCATCGTATTCGCGCTTCTGACCAAGCCAAGAATGCTTCTGCCTCAGCCTCCGAAGCTGCTAAAAGCGCCTCCGCAGCCTTGGGAGTTAAATACGACAGCGATAAGCCTCGGTGGTCGTTGCTGCCCTTCAAAGCCTTGCAAGAGGTTGTGGAGGTACTCACCTTCGGAGCTAAGAAGTACGCATCTGATAACTGGAAGATTGTGCCTAATGCTCAAGAGCGATATATTGACGCTGCTTATCGACACCTTGCTGATTGGAACTCAGGAGAGAAGAAAGACCCCGAGACAAACAAAAGCCATCTAGCACATGCTATTTGCTGCTTGCTGTTTCTCTTGTGGTTTGAACAAAAACACAGGCCTGAGTAATGGGCTACTACACTCCCTATATCAAGAGCAGCTACATCACAGGAGGGCTTCGACGGCAAACCGTTGATGACTTCTTAGCAGCTGCTGCTTTTGTCGACAAGTTTAAGAAGTTTGACCAATTATATGTTTATGAAAAAGAAGGAACGAATGACCAAGAATGAAATGTCCCCATACCAGACGTATATCAGCAAAAGTCGGTACAGCCGCTTCCTAGACAAAGAAGGCCGACGAGAGCATTGGCCTGAGACAGTTAGCCGTTATTTTGACTTCATGGGGACCCACCTCCAAAAGAACCACGGCTATGTACTTACAGAGGCTCTCCGTGGTCGTCTACAAGAGGCTGTGACCAACTTGGAAGTTGTTCCTTCGATGCGCTCCATCATGACCGCTGGTGAGGCTCTTGACCGACAGAACGTTGCAGGCTACAATTGTGCCTACTTGACAATTGATGACCCTAAGAGCTTTGATGAGAGTATGTACATCCTGCTCTGCGGTACTGGTGTTGGTTATAGTGTGGAGCAGAAATATGTTAACAAGCTTCCAGAGGTTCCAGAAGTGTTGTACAATAGCAACACTGTTATTGGCGTTAAAGACTCCAAAGAAGGATGGGCTAAGGCGCTACGACAGGTGTTTGCCCTGCTTTATGCAGGCGAGATTCCTAAATGGGACGTATCATCTGTACGACCTGCCGGAGCACGACTTAAAACATTCGGTGGCCGTGCAAGTGGCCCCGAGCCTTTGGTGGACTTGTTTAAATACGTCATTGCTAAGTTCAAGGGTGCTGTTGGTCGAAAACTCACTTCTCTCGAAGCACATGACATTCTATGTAAGATCGGGGAAGTTGTTGTTGTGGGCGGAGTTCGACGAAGCGCAATGATTAGTTTATCTGACCTCGGCGATGACAACATGGCTAAGGCTAAGGCAGGTAATTGGTGGGACGGTAACGGACAACGGGCACTAGCTAACAACAGTGCTGTGTATGACGTTAAGCCCTCCGTAGGCCAGTTTATGCGAGAATGGAGCAGCATCTATGAGAGTCATTCTGGTGAGCGTGGTATTTTTAATCGTTATGCTAGTAAATTACAGGCTAATAAGAACGGAAGACGCGCTGTGCAGGTTGTAGTGACTTTAGAGGATGGGAGTAAGCAGACGTTTGAGTCAAATGAGCTTGTAAATAACAAAGCAGCTATTGATTTGAAAGTAGGAGATAGTGTTTAATAAGGTTTGTAATAAATGTAAAGAAACAAAACCTTTAGATTTATTTGTAAAACATAAGCAATGTATTGACGGAAGAGCCGGATATTGTAAAACATGTGACGCAGCTACAGTGAGCAATCTACGGAGAGCAACAAAGCTGAAAGCTATCACTTACAAGGGAGGTGCTTGTTCTAGATGTAGTGGGGTATTTCATCCGGCTGTATATGATTTCCATCATGTAGACCCTTTAGAAAAAGAAGCCGATCCCGGTTCTTTGATGGGGAGAAAATGGAAAGTAGTAAAAGAAGAGCTTGATAAGTGTATCTTGCTCTGTTCAAATTGTCATCGGCTTACACATGCAGAAGAGGAATGGAAATGAAAATTACAAACATTGAAGTTATTACGGACACAGGTAACCATGCTTATGGAACAAACCCCTGCTCAGAAATTATTCTACGGCCTTTTCAATTTTGCAATTTAAGCAGTGTTATTGTGCGACCAGAAGACACAGAAGAAACCCTGCTAGATAAGATTGAAATGGCTACCATCTTGGGAACCTTCCAGTCCACAATGACAAACTTCCCTTATCTCCGTAAGATTTGGCAGCAGAATACAGAAGAAGAGCGTTTGCTGGGTGTGTCGATGACAGGCCCTCTGGACAATCTTTTATTGAATAACCCGGATGATGAAAATCTTCCAAAGCTTCTAGAGAAACTTAAACAACATGCTGTGGATACAAATAAGCAATTTGCTAATGATATTGGCATCAATCCTTCTGTGGCAATTACCGCTATCAAACCAGAAGGGACTGTCAGCCAGCTTAGTAATACTGCTAGTGGGCTCCATCCTCAACATAGTCGTTTCTTTATTCGTCGCGTAAGGAGCGATAATAAAGACCCTCTGACAGACTTCTTGAAGATTCAGGGGTTTCCTTCAGAGGTTTGTGTAATGAAGCCTGATAGCACAACCATCTTCAGCTTCCCTATGCAAGTTAAAGAAGGTGCTTTGTTGCGTGAAGACTTGAGTGCTGAGAAGCACTTACAGCTTTGGTTGTTGTACCAGCGTCATTATTGTGAGCATAAGCCCTCCGTTACCATTAGCGTGAAAGAGGACGAGTGGCCAATCATTGGTGCTAAAGTATGGGAGCATTTTGATGAAATCACGGGTGTTAGCTTTCTACCTATGGATGGAGGGACGTATCGACAGGCTCCTTATGAGGCTATTACGAAGGAAGAATATGTAGCCTTTGAAGCAGAAATGCCTAAAGGGATTAATTGGGATCATCTGTATGAGAATACGGACAACGTTGAAGGTGCTCAAACACTTGCTTGCACTGCTGGTCAGTGCGAAATCTAAGGAGAAACTATGGAGCTATTTAAAAACCTACAGGAAGAGTATCATAAGAAACAAGATGCTATGTGGGACGCCAGTGAACTCGCTGATAAGTACAAACATGAGTTCTTAGCAGCCGAAAGAGCTTATCGCAAAGCCCACGAAGAAATGGATAAAGAATGGAGGAAAATCAATGCTAGTTGATTGGGAATGGAAAGCAGGTCTTGTCTTTGGTATTGACACAGACCTAGTAAGTATGATGGATGAAGGAGAGGTAATGACCTTCGATAAGGCTCAGAACACCTCCATCAACATCTACCTTGGTATTGTTGTTATTTATCTAATCTTCTAAACCAAAAAAGCCCACACAGGATTGCTCTAGTGTGGGCTTTTCTTATTTCTTCTTAGCTGCTTTGTGCTTTGCAGTTCGACTACCTCGCATGGGCATCGGAGCAGGTTTCTTTGCGGGTTTCATCATTTGTCCTTCTTGTTACGTAGTTCCATAATCTTCTCCAATGTGCGCCCACCGAAGTAGGCAGACATAACCAACATACCCCACTGACCCAACAAAGTTACGTAGGACTCGGCCACATGAAAGCCGTTCCCATCCATAATTGCAAGCCCTAAGTAGGCTGTAAGGATATAGGCAAGCGTAGCAGGACGGATGTTCTTAGCCATCCAGCTATCGCTAACCATATCGGAAGACCACCGCTGGCTTGTATTCTCCTGCTCTGTCTTGTACAAGGAAGCCTCCTGAGCCATCTTAGTGAGTTCTCCCTCCTGAGCCAGCCGCACCAGTTCCAATTGAGCCTGAGCCTTCGCTACAGGGTCTGGAATCAGCTTATCAATCAGCTTACCGCCAATGCTTAACAAACTGTCTAAGATCATTGCCATTCTCCGGTTTTCATTTGGTCTGACAGCCTCTTAGCCCTCTCAGGCGTCTGTGTAGCCCATAGGCTATCCAGCATCTGAGAAGCTGCTTTCTCATACAACCCGTTGGCTACGGAGGCCAAGGTGTTCTTAAAGGCTTTCAAGCCATCCACACCCATCTGGAAGGACATATTTACCAACACCCCCTTACGGGCCTCGTCCATGCCTTTGAACCACGGGAAAGCTGCTTCTAAGGCCTTGATGCGGGTGTCCACATCGTTATTTAGAAGAAACGCGCTTTCCTCGGGAGATAAACCACCTCCTTTCCGTTTGTCAACCAATCTGCCATACCCGATAGTCCAATAGCCTAAGTGGTCTTGGTAGGCAGAAGATACCAAGCCTTCGTCACGCTTTAGCTGCTTTAGTAGTTGTTCTTTCATTATGGTTCCTTATCTATTTGCTTCGAGAGCTGCTCCGCTAAAGATACTTCCTGTAATAGGTGCAGCTCTTCCGGCTTGCTGACCAAGTTGAGACACGAGTGGTGAACGGCTTCGTAACAGGGCATCTGAAGCTCTCATACCAACAGGACTATAAAGCCCCATAGCTGCTGCTGCTGCGGGGAGGACAAACTGTGGCTGAGAAAAAGCTGCAATTCCTCCGAGGCTCCCCATAGCTAGTCTGCCCTCCAAAGTGGAAGAAGCGTCTTTGCCAATAACTTGCATAGCTGCTTCTGACACGTCTTGGTTTCTTGCCTCTCCTCGGGCAAAGCGTGCCTTACCCCTAGAAAGGTCTGATTGACGAACAGCGGCACTATACTGTGAGGGAGAAAACACACCGTTAATAGCCCCACCACTTGCGGCTGCTCTTTCCATCACCTTCAGATCACCATAGGCGCTATCAATACGCCTAAGCTGCGATGTGAACTTAGGGTTCTGTTGGTATAATTCTTTCTTAAACACATCTAATACACCCTTCAAAGCTTGGCCGACTTCTCTCTCAGCGGCGGTGGCGCTGGATGAGTAAGAAGCTGCCTGCTTTGCAAGATCAGACTCAATAGCTTTATATTCCGAACCTGTTAGATTCTGCCCAGAGAACCGAGAAAGAACTGTGTTATTCAAGATCGTAGAGGCTTGCTCCCTTTGAGCAGCTGATGATAAAGGAGCCGTATCTAAAGCATTCAAGATACCTGACGTTGTTTTAAAATCTAGGTTGAAGCCCATCTTACTAAGTACGTCATCGTATTTATTAGATACTTGCTCAGCGGCGTAAGCTACAGCATCGCGACCAATAACATCTGATGGTAATTTATCGTCCACCTTTGCAAGTGCTTTATTAATAACTCCTTTATTGAAGTTGAACAAAACCTTCTCACGTGCTGTCCGAATACTCTCACCTACTAGAGGAAGATTCTGCGCAAAGTCCTCCATTTTCTTAAAGGTGCCACCAAGGGACTGACCCGGAGTGGGAACAATCCCTAGTTCACGCATTGTGGCCTCAGCCTTACTTTGTAGGGGGGACAAAGCCCGACCAATGCCTTTAGTAACTACTTCTCCAACCCGACCACCAACAGCACCTACGGCAACTTGAGTTGCTTTCTCTTGTGCAAAGTCTTCTCCGGTTACAGGCTGTAAGGTTCCTTGAATAGCGCCTGCAACATATGGAGCAGCCCGGGCGCCTCCGATAACATTGGCCGGATTTAAAATATTACCAGCTAACCGACCAACATCAAAACCCTCTCCTCCTGCTGCTTTTCTCTGAGCGGCGTAGGCTTCTTGCTCTTGTTTAACCATAGCATCTACCCGAGCTGCCTCCCCACCAAAGTATTTACTCATCATGTTTGGGACAAGCCCACCAAGGGAGGTTATTTGTTCTAGCCCTCGTGGGAGAAGCTGAGCGCCACCGCTTATGGGGTCTTTCAAACCCATAAGGAAGGCATTCGGTGCTTTTTCCTGCGGAGCGGGGGTTTCCCCTAAGTAGGCGTCCGGATTAAAAGCTCCTTGTGCTAAATAAGCATCTGGATCAAATGTAGCCATTATTGTCCCAATCTCTGTTTAATTGCCGTAGCCCTCGGGTCGTTAGCATTCGCATTAGCCCAAGAGAGGGCTTGTTGGTCAGTTGCTGAAAGACCGGCAGGCTTGCTTGTAATATTAATCTTACTCTTGTTTCGACCAGAAGCAGCAAAGAAGTTATCAAGTTCACCGCTGTCTACATTCTTGTTATACTGCTCAGCCGTCCCAATCATCGCTTTCTTACGAAGCTCCGCCATCCGAACAAGAGTTTTCTTATCAAGATTAATAGTTCCTGTCATAACCTCACGCAAGAACTCACGCTCAGCAGGGGTGTCCATCCCGCGAGCACCAATACCCAACGACTGAATAAGAGGGAACACTTCAGAGCCTAGCAGGGAGTTCAGATATTCTGTATTAGATACACGAATACCGGCTTTCTTATCGGCTGCAAACTTAGTACGGGCGCGGTCAAGAGTTGTAAACATCTCAGCACCGATGCCTGTATTGATGTCGGAGTTCTTAAGAATATTAAGTGTTTCATCAACTTTAGACAAAGCAGCGGGAATGGTTTGAGCAAATTGGAAGTTAGCTACGTCTGCCTCACCCATCTTACCGCCAACATTCTCAGCATACTTATTACCGCCCAAGCTGATCGCTGTCTTAGGAGCACCAGCTGTTTTCTTACCCATCTCTTCTCTAAGCAAAGCTGAGTTAATTGCCGCCACTTCTGGGGGAGAATAGCTGCCATATTGTGCCTTCTGACCAAAACCAAGCTCAACTGCCTTAGCAGCAAAGTCTGCTGTAGGCTTAGTTAGGTTGTCAATAGGAACCAGATTACCCTCACCTGCAACATACTTAGCAATGCTCTCAGAGGTGAACTTACCCGTCTTAGCCAAGCCCTCGCCTCTACCTACAGGAGACATATCAAACTGTTTACCTGCTGTGGTTGCTACGGAGGCCGCTGTATCAGCCGCTGTTTTCTGGCCTTCTAAGCCTGCTTTAACCATTGCTTGAGCACGTGTCGCCAGCTCCTGAGCAGCTTGGTAGTCTCCTCCTTGAGAAGCCCGCTGAGCAGCTTCCATAAGCGATTGAGGGTTTGTTGTATCCACTCCTTGAAGCAATTGCTGACGCTTCTGCATTTGAAGCATCTGAGGGTCTTGTCCACCAAGCATACCGCCTACAGCACCTGCTAGTTGGTTAGCTCCTTTGTAAATACCGAAGGAGGCCCGTTGGAAGGGATCCATCTGAGCATACTGCGCAGCCTCTGTATTAAGAGCCGCTGCTCGTGCTTGTTGAATGCTCTCCGGAGTTGCTCCGAAGAGGCTTTGTTGTGTTGCCATAATTAGTCCTTAATAGCCGTAGGGGCTGTATGTTCCCGATCCCAATGAACCAGAGGACGAGGAAGGGCTCCATGTCCCCGTACCCAAAGCGGTAGAAGGATTTGATGCTTGGTATGTAGGTGCCGTGTAGGGCTGCTGGAAGCCTGCCATGTCTGTTGAGGAAGACCCAAACATTTTACTAAAAGCATCTTGGAGCTGTTGATTACTACCCGCAGATGTGAAAGCATCTCCCCAAGGACTATAGGCATTTGCTCGTGCTTGTGTGTTAGCTGCGTTCATACCACCCGAGAAGAGCGTCTTTCCAATGTCTTGATTACTTTGCGTGCTTCGCCCACCAATGTTCAACCCAAGGTCTAGAGAGCCCTGACCAGCAGCTTCCAAGCCCTGAGCCAAACCAAACTGTGTCTTATACGGGTTGTAGCCTTGGCTAGTAAGATCAATACCACTGCCCATAAGGCCTTGACCAAACTGTGTTTGTGCTCGTCCCTGCTCCTGAGCCTGCCCTTGCAAGCCTAGATTAGTCTGAGCAATGCTGTTGTAATAGGCTTGAAGCTCTGGGTTAGAGGCTCCCATGCCACCAGCGTCTGTAGCGCCTACAGCGAGACCAGAGCGCCCTTGTTGCTGCTGCTGGTTACGAATACCCGCTAGCTGTTGTTCCTGTCCCGGAGCCAAGGCTGCCTGCTGAGAGGTGAGCCACTGCTGAGCAGCTGCTTCAGGGCTTTGAGCCAGATAGCCCTGCCCGAGGTTGAACAAGCCTTGTCCTGCCTGTCCTGCTTGGTTGGCCCAGTCCATGCCAGAGCCGCCCATCTGAGCCATGAAAGCGTCCCGCTGCGCCGCAAGCTCCGGAGAGAGGGTGTAGCCTGCGGAGTTCACATTGCCTTGAGCGTCTGTGCCAAACTGGCTAGAACCAAAGGCTGATGTAACCCCCACTGGTCGGAAGCGTTGAGCCTCCGCAGCAATACGTGCGCTCTCTAGCTGTGCGTTTGCTTGTGTGCTTGCTGCGCTCTTTGCAGCATTTCCACTCATGACACCGCCTAAGAGGGAGGCCCCTCCACCGATAAGTGTTGCTTCAATTCCCATTATAGTTCCTTGCGTAAAGTTGTCGCATTTTAGTATCTGTTCCTGCAAAGTCTTTGTAAAACACAAAGCCCATCATTTCTATAAACTTCAAGTGTTTAGTGTCTTCTAACTCATGCACAGCAAAGATAGGCTTTCTGTGTATTTGTAAAAGCTTATCAAAATCCCCTGTTAAAGCTTTCTTAATTGCTTTAGTCCACCCAAAGCAATCACAATGGATGAAAGAAGCACCAGCATGTTCTTCCAAGTACACGATGTAATTAGTAGAGACAATAACTGGTGTTTTCATTAGGTCTTAATAATAAAGAAAATACCAAGATAGGGAGGCAGGTTGGCGTTTGTGCCACTGGAGCCTGCGGATGCGTTGGTTACTGAGATACCCGTAAAGGCTGCTGCTGTAGTAGAAGGACGACTAAAAGTAACATCGCCACCACCACCAAGTACTTCACCGCCACCGTTTGATAAGAAACCGCTACCCGCTGCTGATCCATGTACGTGGGAAGGATCAGTTACAGTTGCTGTGTGTGTGTGGCTAACAACAATGGCGTCTTTAGACCCGCCTAAGCTATTAGCTGAGTAGGTTGTACCCGCACCAACAGGCATCCGGTCACGGTAGTCAGGAAGCGTGAAGGTTGTAGAGCCATCCCCAGCACCAAACAACACCCCTACAATGGCAAACAAAGCTGAATAAGAAGCCCGACTAACCAACTGACCATTACAGAGGAGGAAGCCAGAAGGGGGAGTTGCTGTAGGCCACATAAGCATACTACCTGTGAAGGGGCTGATAGCTGCTGTAGCAAAGGCCGTGGTTGCCAGCTGCGTAGAGCTTGTCCCCGTGGCTGCTGTTGCTGCTGTGGGGGTTCCTGTGAACACAGGGCTCAGCAGGTCTGCCTTCGTAGCAACAGCAACTGCAATGTTATTAAACTCCGTATCAATCTCGGTTCCTTTGACAATCTTCAAAGGGTTCCCTTGTGCTAGTGTGTCTTTGGAGGCAAACGAAGTGGCCTTTACGTATTCTGTCAATTTAATACCCCAATCTGTGTTTTATTTAAGAGAAACATTATTGAAGTTTCCCGTTCTTTGCCATGATTTCTATTTTTTGTATGCTCAAAGGAGCACCCTTAATCTCTGACTCATAGCCTGTTTGAATGATTTTACCTGCTCCAGTAGGGTAGGCAGTTAGTGTTTGTAGGGAAGTTCCCGGACTATATACACCTACATTATACTCCGCAACTCCGTAATAGTCAACCCCTTGAGCAGGAATTGCAGCAGATTGAGAAAGATAATTACCTGAGAAGTCGTAGCCCCACTTCATAATAACTTGCTGGCTTGTTCCTCCAATAACGACAACTTGCAATCGCTTAAGAACCGAAGTTACAGAAGGTGCCCCCAAGTCGGTATGGTTGGTGAAATACTGGAAGCGGTAACTACTTGTGTAGTCTAGATTACCTGTATAAGCTCCGATATATCCCGGTTTACCAATAAGCATTGTTTTATTACGCAAGTAGCAAAAGGACAGCGGTTGTATTGAGTCCCATGTAGTGACACGGGCAGCCCCATCAGGAAGAGCCTGCTTCATATCAAAGCAATAAACCTGCTGGAGCACTGGAAAGGTTAGTAGGTAGAAGCTTTCAAAGGGATTGTAAATACTCTTGATTGTTTTAGCCGTTTCGCCCTGCACAGCCCTCATAAGATCGTTACGTACATTCTTACTCAAATCTCTAAAAGGAGCACTCTTCTCTTGTACGGTTCGGAGAATACTTCTCACCCCTGTATCAGACAAGAAGATGATGTCACTACCTGTATTCTGAATGGTGTCTCGTGCAATGCAGCCAATACCTGTGATGGTGTCAGCTAAGGCCATAGCAGCAGGAGAAATAGCTCCTGAATAGACAAGAATAGAAGACCTGCCAAAGATGAACAAGAAGCCGTTATGTGCGCCAAGCCCTGTGATGGTGTCTGAGCCATTAGGCCACACCGTAGACACATCCAAGGAACCAGCCGTTCCAGTACTCCATACCTGCCCAGCAAGGATGTCGGAGAAAGAAACCACATTCTTATTCGTTGTGGACGAAGCAGCCCACAATCTCCCATAGGCACTCAAAGCTACATCAGCACTAGGGACAGTGCCTACAGAGCCTGCCTGCTCAGAGATGCGTCTGTAGGTTGTCGTAGACACACCCGGAGCAAACACTAGAGGAGAATGTCCTTCTTGGAAGAAATACACACACTGGTTGAGGGTTACAAGCTGCCAGTTACTGTCTGTAATCGTAGGAGCAGTGCCTCCGCCTCCGTATGTTAGCTCTGTCAGCACACCGCTTACAAGCTTAAACAGTTTGTTATTTCCTGTACACACTGTCCACTCAGAGCCGTCAGTGGTTACAAGCTGAGCAATGGCTTTAACATCAGAGGTGTTTAAAGCCGTAGATGTAGCGCTTGCTTTAACCCAGCCCTGCCGAGCACCAATGCGGCCATACTGGTCAATGACAGCATTGTTAGCTACCAAGGCATAGCCCTGCGCAAGGTCAAGGGAAGAGTCTTGCGTGTTCAGGCCGTAGAAGCCCGGAGCCGAAATACTAAAGGTTTGAATTGGTTGTGCCATTAGGTCCCTACCCAGCATTCCTCTTCAACATAGCGAGAGGACTCAATTGAAATGTAGTCAGAAAGACATGCCTTATACATAGCGTAGGCTTCTGAGTTTGTCAAACCTCCATCCTCTCCTCGCTCAACCAGCGAGCGCGCCAGCGCGAGAAGCACTACAGGCTCTTTAGGAACCAACATTGTGTCTCCGTCTAGGCGAAGCTCTGTTTGAGGAACATAGAGGTTAAAGAAGATGGTGTAGGCTTGCTGAGGAACAGGGAACAAATCTACCTGCGTGTCTCCGTTATTGTCCACCCCGTTGAAGTTGTAATAGGTGGGGGCGCCAAGCTGAGCCGTTGGAGAGCTAATGAAGTTCTCCGTCATCTGCCTGCTTGACTTCGGTTGTAGGAAATAGCGATCTGTGGCGTTAAAAACCTCAATAACTTTAAAGCGGCTATCGGTGCCTACCAAAGCATAATTGAAAACACCTGCTGTTGTAGTTGCTGTGAGGGTTGTACACAAAGCATTCCAGTTATAGGAATCCTCTACAGTTCGTTTAGAATCGCTAATAAACTTACCTACAAGCTTAGACAACACATTCTCATTAACGGTTGTCACCTCTGGCTCTCGCAGGCGAATAAGCACGTCGTTAACAAGTGAGAGGTATGAGGGGAGGGCCATTATTTATCTTCCTTCTTTTCTATTTTATCTTCTATTCGATGAAGCAGAGTGAATAGTTCTCCTTTGAAGGCTGCAAACTCATCCTTTGGAATGTAGTTCTTAGCCAAGTCTTCCCTGATCTTATAGAGGTCATCCTTCAGAGTTTGCACAGCAGACCAAAGCTCTCTAGCAAACCAGCCCGTCACAGAAGCAATGCTTCCGAGGACAGCGTTAATGATTGTTTGGTCTTCCATTATAGATGGGCCCCGCTGGGATCGAACGGATTGAGAAGAGGAGCCGCCCAAGCAGCAATTGCTTTCCTCCATCCTCCGCCTTCATTCAAGTGACGACTGAGGCGTGAAGTCACCGTAGTTTCTTGTGGAATCTCGAGCAGAAGCACCGTCATCACTGTGAAGTTAACAAAGCAGTCCAATAAGTAACCAACAATGAGGACAGGATAGCCTAGAGCCTTCGCAGTTGTGGTTAGCTGCCCTGCGTCCTTGGCACGTTTTAAATTCATTACGGCTAGATAGAAAATCCATAAGGCGTAGGTGCTTCCGAGGCCAATTAAGACAGCATAGAAAAGGTTAATATGGTTCATGGCTTTGGGTACTCCGCTTTAACGTCAAGGATGGTCTGCTTCATAGCCGCTTCAGCTTGCCTTACTTTATTAAACATGCGCTCTCCAATAAATGTTACTGTTCTAAACCCGTCATTCTCTCCATACCCGTACTCAGAATGAAAAGATTTATGACAGCCACCACATAGAGTTACGCCATTTCTGCGATCCACTCTAACTTCGGGATAGTCTTTATGGTTAAATAAATGATGGACTACAAGATTTCCACCTGTGCTATCCCCACACTTAACACAACTGTATTTATCTCTTTCAAAAACTTGATTCCTGAATTGAGTATACGAGTGTGTTTTACGTTCATCATTTCTATCTACCGTTGTTCTTTCAACATTCCATCTGGGAGAAAGGTTTTCAACCATGCCGTATTGTGGATTTCCGTGCCCACGCATTCTTATTGATGCATCCTCTGCCTTACAGCTTGGGCAGCGCTTTCCTTGTTGGAACAGATTAAACTTAACATCATAGCTGTGGCCTTTATTGCATTTAATTGACATCTTGGTTGTACTGTTTACATACTCATCAGAAACCAGAGAATAACCCTGCAAAGAGATGTAGCTATGAACATACTGATACGTTAGCCGTTTCGTAGAATTAACCATTCTTTGGGTAGCTAATCTTGACTTCTTTAATGGCGTTTAGCATGTTTTCGCCGTCTGCGCCTAACGCTATCCCACTAGACGCCAAACCCTTCCACATGGCATCTAATTGGTCGCCAATAGGAGGATAAGCTGCTGCACGGAGTTCTTGGTATGTGTGCACTGGGGGGGCTGTTTGTAATGCCAACGCCTCTTCTGAAGTGATTGATACGTAACTTTCTGGAACCTTAATGGATAAGTCGGCAAGGGCATAAAATCCATCTCCTGAGTCTTTAAAATAATACATTTATGACACCCTTGAAATAGTAAAAAGGGAAAGGCGAGAACCAGTACCATTTGTGTCATCATGTGGTCTTATAATGGAACCTACAATTAAATATCCTGTCCAAGATACCAACATTATTGTGCTTGCGTTTGCTGTTTGGGAGTGAGCCAACCTATCCGCAACAGTTATACTGTTAATTCCAGTAGAAAGCTGATTGCTGTTTAAAGAAAGCCCCATGTCTGATCCCCCCGCAAAACTATCGCTGTAGCTTATGGCGTAGACTCCGCTAGTATTGATAACAAATGATGAACCAAGCGTGGCTGAATCAGCGTAAGTAATATCGGCGCCTAGATTCGTCACTACGTTTGTAAATCGACGAATTACAGTATTGGTTGAGCCAAATCCGTTGCCTGTATTCAGGCGAACCATACTCCCGCTTGATGGTCTAATTAAAGCCTGACCACCTACACCTTGTACCGTGCTGGGTGCAGTTGCCCAAGTGCCAGCAGTGGCTTGCGTGCTTTCAACATAGCCAACCACCCGATAAGCCACACCCGTTCTGGCAGTTGTCGAGTAGATAACATTGGCGGTGTTAGACCCCCCAGCAATCGCTGTGGTGCTGATAACGCCAGTCTCACTCAGGTCATTGCCGCCCGCGATGTTGACTACTGCCAACTCAATTGTTCCTGCATTGTTCAGCGCAAGGACGACGATTCGAGATTGAGCCGCCGAGACTGTTCCCAGCGTAGCTGTGCTTGGCACAACCAAGTTAGCAGGAGTTCCAGTAACTATCGTGACAGCCCCTGAGCCTAAAGTCGTAGAGCGAAAGGCAAGACTGATTACTGCGCGAGTAATAGTCAGCGCACTTGCGGCAACCGTTGCACCTATGGTAGTGATTTGTGGTGAGGCTGCTGTGTTCTGAACTGAAAGGTCGTCGAAGGTGATCGAGGTGACTGAAGCAGCCCCAAGAGTGGGTGTTACTAGTGTAGGACTCGTAGAAAAGACATTAGAGCCTGACCCTGTTTCATTCGTGAGAGCTGCTGCAAGCTGTGCAGACGTAAACGAACCTAAAGAAGTTGCATTACCTACAGAGGTGATAGCCCCTGTAAGGTTGGCATTGGTTGTAACCGTAGCTGCATTACCGGATACGCTCCCTACAATTGTAGAAGAGAATGTTTTAATTCCACCAATGGTTTCATCCCCTGTCTTGTGGACAAGATTGGCATCGTTGACAGAAGCAGCTGAAGCTGCTGCTGCGGAGGCGCTATTGGCTGCATTGGTTTCACTGGTGGAGGCATTAGATGCGCTTGTAGAAGCTGCGGATGCGCTGTTGGAGGCGTTGGTAGCCTGCGTAGAAGCCGTAGAAGCACTGCCAGAGGCTGCGGAGGCGCTTGTGGAAGCTCCGGAGGCACTGGTAGCTGCGTTGCCTGCGCTGGTGGCTGCTTGTGAGGCTGAAGCCATTGAAGCATCTGCGGAGGCTGCTGATTGGTTTGTTAGAAGAGTTAAGGCATTAATCTCAGCGTCTGTTGTGGCGTTACCACCTCCACCGGGTCCTCTGTAGATAGTCATTTAGCTTCCTTCTTAGGCTTTGGCTTTGGAGCTTCTTTAGCAACCGGGGCCTCTTCTTCTAATTCGCTGTATTCCGCATGAAGGCGCATGTTCTCAATTGCTTCAGGCTCTGTTAGTTCATAAACACAACCACTATGCACACATTTAAATTTAGCCATTTGTTTTCCTTTTTGCAAAGCTCTGAAGGGGCCTTCGGAGGTCTCTAAAAAGGAAGCCCCGAAGGGCTCCCCTTAAGCCGGTTTAGGCCGGAACAACGAGCGCAACAGCCGAAGCGTCACGCAGTTCCTTAACACCGTACAGCGTGTCAGCAGTAAACAGAGTACCGAGGTATTCCTGTTTGTACTGAGTTTGCGAACGAACACCCATCTGCTCGATAAACACTGCGAAGTCGCGATGACCAAGCAAGCAAACCTTAGCAGCGGTAGTGCCGGTAGTGGATTCGGCGTTGCTGGTCACGAAGACTGGTACACCGTAAACATTACCAATTTCACCGTTACGGATGGTGTTGCCGGAGCCAACTTCGCCCGTGAAGGCCTGCTCAGTAAACCGTGCAATGCCCATCAAGGTGTTACGGGTTGAAGGAGGAACCATCAAGAAGCGACCGTCCATAGGGACATCGTTGTCATCAAGGCGCTGGATAGAACGACGAATTGCTGCATCGGTCAAAGCACCCAAGCCAGTGTTTGCACCAGCCACATAAGCGGTAGTGCCATCAGCACCAGAGAAAGCAGCGTTGTAGGCAGCAGTTGTACCGCCACCGTTAACACCACGACCCAGTTGGAGCAACGAAGTGTCCACCTGACGGGCCAAAGCGTAACCAGCATCTTCAGTGTAGAAGTTGCGGAGCGAAGCCAGAGCTTGCGTCTCAACAATGTCTTCAATCAGGCGACTGTACTCGTAGTGCTGGTCGATCGTAGCAACAATTTCCAACTCAGTGCCTGCAATCAGGGTGACTTGAGTGGAAGCTGCTTTAACGGAGGCAGAGCCACGGATAGGAGCAGGAATGTGAACGCTGTCACCTTTCTTGCCTTTGAAGCTCATCTTTTTAATAAGATTAGCCAGAACCAAGTTCTTCTTATAAGTTGCAACAATTTCATCGCTCCAAATCTCAGGGATGAACGTTGCAGCGGTTGTCGTAGTGACGTGAGCGGTACCAAGAGCCATTTAAATTTCCTTTTGCGCATTAGCGCGTATTATTTAACCCGCCCATCCGCATAAGCCTGACGAATTTCAGGTTCAAGCGTCTCGTATCGAGCGGGGTCTGTCATGCGAAGCCGGATAAGGTCGGCACGACGATATACTTTCCTTGAAGTTTCACCAGTTCCGCCAGTATCGACAGTAGCAGCTCGCATGTTGGCTTTAAGGGCCTCTGCACCATCGGTGCGCGTCTGTGTTGTCTTTACATTGCGAATCTGTTTGAAGGTTGACAAAAGCTCATCTGCGGAGTCGAAGTCAAAGGAGGTGTCCGCTGCTGTATACATTTGCATACGAAGCTTGCTTCCCTTAACCCATTCGGTAAACTCAGGGTCTTGTACAATCTCTGCAAAGTCGGGATGCTTCTTTTGGAGAGCACCTTGGCTTTGCATTTGTTTGAATTGTGCCGCAGCCTGTTTAGCTGCCAAGACATCTGGATGTTTATCCACCGCGTTACGAACTGCTGTCTTTGGGTCTTCAAAGAAATCAATCTCGTTTTCAATCTGAGTAGGGGCTTCTGTTTTGTAGAGTTGTTGTTTGAGTAGTTCATCTGCCAGCTTACGCACCTCACCCACCTCTTGAGCCTGCCGTCCAATAAGCTTCTCAGCCTCTTGGTGCATGTTCATAATGTCTTCCAGACTCTTGCCTTCATATTTAGAAGGAATCTTTGGACGCTCGGGGGGAGCCTCAGAAGCCTCTACGGCCTCCTTACGTTCCACTGCATCAAATTCGCTCTCGCCCATGTCTACTTCATCAAAAATTGCCATACCGTCCTTTCATCCTGCCCGTAAGGGTTTTAGGAGAGTTAAATAGTTCAGAGGTTGTCGCTCACGCGTTCTTCTGTTCTTGTTTGAGCTTTTCAGCTCGATTTCTTACCCATTTATCCGAAGCTCCGGGAAAAGCACCTGTAATGCCCTCCAATGAAATCATCGGGGTGGATAAGATACGAATTGCTTCTTCGCCACATTCTTTACAGGAAGTGACTCGGATGCTTTCGTCTATGTAATGCTCAGATACATGCTTCTGGGCACAGCGAAACTCATAGATTCTTTTCATTCTGAGAGTTCCTCGTAAGCCCGTTCACATGCTTCTTTGCGGGTTAAAAGCAGGTTAAGAATGTCGAGCTGTCCTTGGCGATTAAATAAAGATTGTGAATCTAGGACAGTTGACAGTTCGTTAACCGTGTTTTTAATTTGTTGCAAATCCTCCACCAACAATTTCCACCCTTTGGTGGCCATCATTGAAAAGGTTTCGTCGTAATAATGTTGTAATTCAGGAGCCAAAGCTTTATCCTTCTGTTGTTTCGTAACAATTATTGTAGCAGAAAAACAACAAGTTGTCAAGCCATTTGTAATTTAAATGCTGGAACCGTGACAGTTCCTGCGGTAGTGCCGGGAAGGTTGGTTGTTTTCAATGTTACCCCCACATCTCCCCAAACATAGTATCTAATTTTAGAACCAGTTGGATAGTAATGGCTCACACCCAAAACAACCTCTGTTTCCGTCGCATTAACCAGTTCTAGCTTTCTTGCCGAATACCGATCAATAACCCATCCCGCGCCTTGGTCTTCTTCAGCATAGAAATAGATGTATCTATTAGCTGCAAGAGGAAGCGCATTAAACTTTAGATTAAGAGAATATGAGCCACTTACAAGAGTTGTTATAACACCTGTTGTTAAACTATAGGTGAAACCATCATTCTGGACAATAGTTGTTGCTTTAAATATAGTTGGAACTACTGGAAGTGTTACTAGAGCATTTGTATTAAGTAGCTCAATAGAAGGAAACCAGTCCTTCTTATCAACCCTCACATACACCCGACCATTAATGGAATCACTAAGCACCACAGTACACATCTCAACGACATAAGCAGGCTGAATAGGTGGTATGTTGGTGAGGAGGCCCAGTGTTTCAGATAAATAGAGGATAGTTCCTGTTGCATAGGCAGAGGTGTTTAAACCCCCTACAATCCCTGAAACACAGACATATCCATAGGTATTTGCCGCCAAGGGGGCCGTAACAACCCCTAAGATGGCCTCCGAAGTGACTTTAGTTGAAGCATCTGCCTTAACAACACCGGGAAAGTTGGTATCTGTTCCACTAATATAAACAACGTCTCCGTCAGTTAGAGGGGCTCCGGAGGTGTTATAAACACGCACAAGTAGCTCACGCCCTAGATTAACTGTTACATTCTCTTCCTCGTTGTAATAGGAAAGAGCGTGGTCAAACTTGTCATAGAACAACAAGCCCTCTTGGTGTTGCGGGTTTGGGAGGGTTGTGTTGAAGTCAATTCTGTCCCAAGCATTCCCGTGGGTTTGCTTCAGAGCAATCAGGGCTTTGGCCTCTGAAGGCGTTATAGCCCCACAATCAATCTCTCGTCCGTCAGAGAGGGTAATGACTAGGCTGTTGTCGAAGTCAATACGGGCATCAACTACTGACACCCCTTGCTTGCCTGTCTCGCCTTTGTCCCCTTTAGGGCCTTTAGGTCCTTCTAAGCCTCTCTCCCCTGCCTCTCCCTTATCACCTTGGTCTCCAGAGGCCCCACGAAGCCCCCTAGGGCCTTCTAAGCCGTCTAGAGGGACGGGGATAGCTACAAGGGCTGAAACACGCTCACGGAGGGTTTTAAGCTCCGTTGCTAAGATGATGGCTTTATCCATTACTCATCAAAGTGTTAAACGTGTTGTCATTCTCCTTCTTCTTATCCATCTGCATCATGGTGATTCGCTCGTTACGCTTGCTGTCTTCCTCCTTGATGCTCAAGTCTTTCTCCTTCAGCATCAGTTCAGTGATACGGGCACGGCGCTCGAAGTCTTTGCTCTCATTGTCCTCATTCAGGTTGGTAGACAAAGCTGCTGTGAGCTTCGCCTGAGCCAGTTGAGGGGCCAGCTGAGTGTCCACAACAATTTGCTGAGCCTCTGCACCAGCCTTCTGAGCCTTAGCGGCCAATTCAGCTGTTTGAGCACCGATGAGCTGCATCTGCATCTGTTCTTGCTGCTGCTGCGCCTGCTGAGCCTCTGGGTTTGGCTGACTCATCTTGTCCAGCGTTTCCATCAGTTCTGCACGGTTGGACAGCGAGCTATTAGCCAAAATGCCTTTGAGCAGCACCGGCAGCACCGGGGTGTTAGGGCCAAGGGTTTGTAGCAAGCCAATCATCTGCTGTTGTTCATACTCACGAGCCAACACGCCCAGCGTAGCCGTAGGAATGAAGGTCATGTCCACAGAAGGATAACGCTCAGGATCAAACTGCATATAGCGATATACAGCTTTGTAAATGAACGGAATCATGAAATCTTCTTGGAAGTTTACAAGGGTGCGCTTGTACTTCTTGATGATGCCTGCCATAGCCATCGACATGCCTTGGCCACCACCGTCGCGCTGAGTTGCGGAAGGTAAACCAGCACTATCCACAGTTCCGGTTGCTTGGAGAAGCATACGTTCAAAGTTTTGAGCAGCCGCTGGAGCGTCCACATTTGTTTGACCGAAGTGGAAGGGGTAGATGATTTCTGCTGGGTTGCCATTGGTGAGGAGAGCCTTACCGGGTTTAACTTCAAACTTAGCACCCCGTGGAAGGCGTGTGGCGTCCATAGCAATCATAGGGGCTGTGGTGAGGGCTAGGGAGTCCATATGAGCCCGTAGCTGGCCGTCAATGGCCTTCTGCATGTTGTAGGCTTTCTCAACCGTACCACGGCCATAGAAGCGGCCCGGAACCGTATCATCTTGATAGGCCACCACAGGACGATCCTTCATCATGTAAGGAGATTCCTCAGCCTTCAAGAGCTGCCCGTCATTAGCAATTACAACAATGGCTTCAACCATATCGCTGTAATCATCAGCAAGACTGTCCTCAGGGAACAAGTCAACTTCGTCGCTCTCGTCTTCGTCAATGGCCTTCAAGTACTCACGAGGAACAAGGCCGTAATACGTAATCAGCTTAACCTTATCGTCTTGGTAATAGCTGTCTTCTTGGGTTGCTTCCAAGTCACTATCGCCGCTGGTTGTACCAATATCCACCTTCTTGTAAATACCGTTTTCCATGCCTTGGACAATCTTGTGGATTGAGACATATTTCTCCACGGCACAGCCCATAGCATCTTCAATGCTTTCTGCATTTGGATCAATGATGAAGTTCTTTGGGTTTACTGGCTTCAGCTTCACACAGAAGCGCTCCGAAGCTTGCACCCCAATAGCTGCCATGCCTTGAATGCCCTGCATAGGCTGGGTGGCTGGTTTGTATTCTGTGTAGGAAGAGACAGAAATCTCACCAATGCCTGTTCCGTAGATTTCAGCCATCAGCTCAATATGGTCAATGCTCTTCTTAATCTTGTCCCGCTTAAAATCTTCAACCAACAACGTCTTAATGGCTTGGATGTCCATTGGGTTGCCGTTAACATCCTTCACATCGTCTTGAATGTCAAAGAACTCCCCTTGGCCAAAGATTGCCTCAATAACCTCAGCGTGGCGGGTTTCCACGGCCTGCTGAGTTGCTGGGCTAATAATGCGGCTGCGCTCGCTTTCACGGGTCTTGTCCTCAGCAGCCCACTGGCCTCGGAAGACGCGCTCGTACTCCTCCCAATCAGCTAGGTGGTTGGTATCGCGGTAGTCACGCCAGCGGTTTAAGTGGCCTGTAACCCAATCAACAAGGTCTTTTTCGTTGTTTGTTTCTTCTTCAAATACCACTGGTGCTTCTTTAGCCATGTTGTTCCTTACAGTTTTTTCCACTCTTCAAAAGACAGATTTAACGCATTCGGATCACCTGCCTCTTTTTCAGATAAATATTGCTCTTTACTATTAATGGCAGGCTGGTTTACCACGCCTCGTCCAGAACCTGCTTTACTGGGGCTGGGGCCAACATAATATTGCTTTTTACCTGAGCCAGCCACAACTGGACGTGACTCTTCTTCTTTAATAAAACCTTTTGCCATTTTAAATCCTTTAGTTAATAGCCTGAAATAATGTCAAGAGCCTCATGCTCATCTTCATCATAATCTTGTAAATAATTAGTAACTGTTAATTGATCGACATACGAAAGAGCGTCAACCAAGTCATCATGGACGCCTGCTGTGGGAAATAAAAGCAGCTGGTCTTTAAATTCTGACCAGTCTTCTTTCTCGTTAAAAGAAATACGCCCGTGTTCCATTCGTCCTTGTAACGACCAAACAACTCGATCCACTTTTCGCCTATTTCCGTGCGTAAGGTCTTGGATATGAGTGTAAATGTTATTCTTGCGTTGGAGGTCAGATAGGTAGGGAAGAACTGCATTCTTTAAAGCACCTCGTTCAATACCTGTTGCAATGGGTTTATATTCCCTGACTGCTTTAAGAATATTGACAGATGTCTTCATGATATCCCACCGACCATGCTCAATCTTCTGAACCCACCAATTCCCATTATCTTCAATCTTTACAATCGCAATGGCGGTTTCGTCCAGACGTTTCTTAGAAGCACCGGCATTCTTCCCAACTTCCTCAAAGCCTGCTAAGTCAATAGCAACGACATAAGAACCTTGCTTAGGCTCTGGAGCTGTCTTAAACCATTCTTCTTTGAATACATCACTTCCTGCATTATCGAAGGAAGCCAGAAACTCAGCTCTGAAGGTGAAGGTACTCAGTGTCTTTCTTGCTGATTCAATCTCCGCAGGATCGATAGTTGGGTTGTCAAAGGTGGTTTTATGCCAAGCACCCCAATCCTCATCTTCTCCATCTTCTGCATACTTGTACAAGTCATATAGCCAGTTTCTACCGGCAGGAGAACTGATAAACCAAGCATCTCCTTTCAAGTCGGCTAAGGCAGGGCGAATACTCTCTGCCCATATCTTATTATCTTTGATAAAGGCTGCTTCATCAATAACAGCGAAATACAGCTTCAAGCCTCGGAGGGTGTCTGGGTTCTCAGCAGAGCGTAGGTGTATCTTGACGCCGTTCACCAGAGTGATATCCATAGAGTTGACGTGGACATGTTTAATAACTTCCCGTCCTTGGTCAATAATGGCGTCCCACGCGATTTGCCGTGTCTGAGCCTGTGTAGGGCCAACATACAACACAGCAGAACCGGGAGGGGCTTCTAAGCCCGCTGCAATGATCTTCTTGATAGAGAGGTTGGACTTGCCTGTGCGTCGCCCAGCTACGATAACCTTGAACCGCTGTGGCGCCTGCCAAACTTCGACCTGCCAAGGGAGCAACGTCCATGCGATTTCAGCCATCTATGTCCTTAAAACTTGTTATATCGTCCAATACCTCAAGCTTTGGAGAACCGAGACTAGATATGTTGATTGTGACTGTGGGGGTGCTGTTAGCGTTCTTCGCAGCATCAAAAGCACTCATAGGAAGAATCCGCTCAGCACAGAACTTCAAAGCAGCAAACTGATCCTTGTCCTCGCTGTCCATTGCCTTGCTTATAAGCGTAGCAATAATCTTCTCTCCTGTGGTTCCTAAGAGCCTTGCCTTGAACTCCTGAAGCCTTGAAGCCTCTCCGGGAGGCCTGCCTATAGGACGACCTACACTTCCCTTGCCTCCGGTCTTCTTAGAGGCTATGAGGGCCTTTGGAGGGCGTCCCTTCCTAGCAGGGGGCTTTGTAGGGGCGGGAGCCATAGGCGACCCTTCTTCTTTTATTAATTCATTCATCTTTGTCCTTTCAAGGAGATGGCTCCCCTTTAAAGGGCCTAGGAAGAACTAAGCCCTTAGAAGGCTTAGTAGTAATTAAGACAATAATCTAAATGAACTATTACTTCTAAGAGAAGTCATAGACTTTGTGCAGATTCTGTCAAGTTTGCTATGAAGGGGCCGCTCCTTCATTGTTCATTTGAGTTATTGATAGGCTTTTTATTACCTATGTAAATATTGTACACTATGAATGCTTAGATGTCAAGTTTTATTTACATAAACAGCTATTTCTTCTAATCTTTACACAATCTTTACACAACTAAGGGCCTTCTACGGTCTTAGACAACATTCAGGGTGTCTTTTCCTTCAAAGGGAACTACGTTAGCGCAGATTCCTTTATAGCTTTTATGTCTAATAAGCAACAATTAGTAATAAACTTATACATATCAACAGCTTACATGCGCTCCGAAGGC